CTTCTGAATTTGGCCTTGCATGTTTCACAGTGGAGCAAAGACCCACGGACAGGAGTGGGGTGTGTGATTGCAAACGGGAAGCGAGATATTGACCTTGGGTATAATGGATTTCCTGAAGGCATTGCTGACTTGAAAGACAGGCTCAACGATTACGATTTAAAGCACAAGCTGATAATCCATGCGGAACAAAATGCAATGGATAATTCAAAACGGGATTTGGTGGGACGGAGTTTGTATGTCACCTACCCACCTTGCATCAATTGCACCATGAGCATCATCAGCAGGAAATTGGGAAGGGTGGTAACCATACAATCCTCCCCTGAGAAAATGGAAAAGCATCATGTGAATATCGAGCTATCGAAAGAACTATTCACTGAGGCAAATATTCGATTCGACATTTTTAAATAACTAGGAGGTTGTATGTTTAAATCAAAATTAGCAGATACAAAAACCCTGTTGGGTGAATCCATTCGTGGAATCCTTCGGGGGTATTGTCAGATCAGATATGCGAGGACTGACATCAAAGAAATGTTCACAGGGAATATGTTTCAGGATGATCCGTTTCTTCTTTACATGGGGGAACAGAATATGTTTCTTGAAACCAAGAATCCCCCTGTCATAGATTTTCAAATGGACATCGTGAATATTCTGAAGGCACTGGATACCGATGAGAAGTATGCTGACTTTGTTGCTACGGTCACTGATGAGTTGCTTCACGGGGATGAGCTTGGTCTTCCCTTCGAAGATTTCATTCTATGCTCTGGTGATGTTCAGGTTTATGAGTACCCCCAACAGGATCAAGTCTTGGTTCGGGTGACGGACATTACAAAGGAATGGAATGTGGATTGGGCAAAAGTCCAATACAAGCGGGTGGTGGAAATCGGAATGTATGCTTTGCAGAAGGAACCGGAAAATGACATGGTTCGGTACTACGCTCCGTCAATGGCTCCCCTGCAATTGTTCACTCACGAAGATGGGGAACGGCATCACCAACGGTTGAAATTTGATAAGACCATTGAAGGCTTCTTGTTCCCGAATCAATCTGCTGAGTCTGCTGACGATTGGGAAAAGACTCATGCAGCAATGTGCATGTTTGTAGTTGGCTCCTTCATGTTCATGTATAAGCATCAGCGAATCAGCTACGATGTCATTGAACCTCCCAAGGGTCTGAATCGGAATCGAAGACGGAAGAACAAGGAACCTTATGAGCGGTACTTTGTTTCGAGACTTGGTGACTACACTTCCAAAACTTATTCAGAGTCGAAGGAGTCAACCGGAAAAAGAGAGGGGGGTGTTGCCCTTCATATCAGGAGAGGTCATTGGAGACTGAAGATGAATCACAGGAAGCTCCCTGTGGAGAAGCAGGAGAAGATTTTTATTCAGGCAACTGTTGCGGGTGACCCCCTCGTTATGGAATCATCATCAGGGACTATGAGAGTGATCTGATGCATGGTGAAGAGGTGACCCCTGAGAAGATGAAGACGGTACTGCGGGAAATGCACACGGAGAGGGCTTCCCATGATCGATAAGACTTGGGTAATTATCAGCAGGGTGGAAGCCTTGACCCAAATCAGAAGGTGGGGCAGCAAGCCTTTGCGGTACTCCTGCTCCCATTACAAATATTTCAGTACCCACAATCATCCGTTGATTAAACATGACAGCAGGAAAAATGAGTTCTTCGGGAATGAGGACTACCGAAATTTAGTTTCACAAACTGGTTGACAAATATTAATCCATGAACTAAGCTCTTTATATATCACTGATCACTCAGGAGGTGGATGTGAAATTAGTACGCAACTTTACAGGTAAAATAGCAGTGGGGGCAAAGGACATAACCTTATCAAAATGAAACTTGATGGTCTCAATGTACCGTCTGGTTTAGTTGTGCCTACTGAGGTTTGTAATGCCTACAGGACTGCAACTGCAATCGGACAGGATGAGATTCTGAATCAAGTCATTGAAGCTGTCATGATAGAGCTTGAAGCGAATGTTTACCCAGAAGCAAACTCAAGGCTTCTGTCAGTTCGTTCAGGTGCTCCCGTGTCAATGCCGGGTATGATGGACACCATTTTAAATGTCGGGGCAGGTTATGAAGATGACGGTCTTGCTCCCAAGCTCAAGAAAGATTGCCGTAGACGTTTCGTTGAAATGTATGCTTCGGTTGTCATGGGTCACACCAAGAAAATTGAGAATCCTGTTGAGTGGATGAAGTCAATCAAGAAGCACATCCCTGAAGTTCGGGATGTCATCAAGAATTCTATCAAGGCAGTTTGGGATTCCTTTGATAACGAAAGAGCGGTTCACTATCGCAAGATGAACAGCATCCCTAATGACATGGGAACTGCTGTTGTCATTCAGAGCATGGTGTTCGGAAACTATAATTCCAAGTCTGGTTCTGGTGTCATGTTTACTCGCAACCCTTCAACGGGTGAGAAGCGAGTGTTCGGAGAATTCCTGACCAATTGTCAGGGTGAAGATGTTGTTGCGGGTACTACTACTGCTCCCCCGATTTCTGATATGCAGAAGACTGCGGGTTTCAAAAACCTTTACAAGCAACTGATCAAAATCGGTGAGAAGCTTGAAAAGAAAAACAAGGATATGCAGGACATTGAATTTACTATTGAGAACGGTGAGCTTTTCATTCTCCAAACTCGCAACGGTAATCGTTCTGCTTACGCTGAAATCAGGATTGCTCTTGACCTCCTTGATGAAGGTCTGATTGATGAGCTTGGTGATCGAGTAAACGAAGGGACTTTTATGAAGCTTCGTGTTCCTACTCTCCCCGAAGATTTCAACCTGACTCCTGCTGCAAAGGGAATCGGTTCCGGTGGATATTTCGCAACTGGTAAAGTTGCCTTTGGTAAGGATGAAGTTATGAATGCAACTGAGCCTTGTGTTTTGGTTGCTGAAGAAACTACCCCCGATGATATCAAGGCAATGGAAAAGGCTGAAGGAATCCTGACCTATAAAGGTGGGGCAACTTCTCACGCTGCTGTTGTTGCTCGTGGAATGAACAAGCCTTGTGTTGTCGGTTGTGCTGACAGTGCAAACCAGTCCATGAACTATGTTTTGATCGATGGTCAAACTGGTAAGGTTTGGTTTTCTGATGAAGCTTTTGATCTGGAATTTAACACCAACATTCCGGTTGAACTTTTGGGTGACTTGTTTGAAGTCGCGATTACTGAAAGCGATTGGATCAAGGTTGAAAATTATGACGAAGCTCTGAGCCTTGAAGATTACATTTACAAAATCGGTGTTCCGGTTCATGACCTGACTGGTGATGAGTTGGCTGATCTGGCTGATCGTTTTGACAAAGTTATTTTGTTGAACCCTGAACGTAAAGATCGAGTCAGTGACTTTCTGGGTAATGCGAATCCTGAAGAAATGGATAACGCTAGAAAACTGGATGAAGTGATTTGTAATAATCCTGCAATGACCAACGTGTTTTTTGATTCAGGAAACTGGATCACTGACCAAGTTGCCAAGCCTTATAAAACTATGGCTGATGTTATGAACCCTGATTTTATCGGCTACATTGAAAAGGGTTTTGTTGAGAACATCATGGGTGATCAAGAGACTTTTGAAAAGATCAGTGAGCAACTTGGACTTCATGCACGGGTTGTTGATATGGAAAGTGCTCTTGGACTTCTCGAAAAGAGGATTAACATAGGGTAGACTCCGATGCTGATTCCATTACTCAAAATGCTTATGTCTTTGATCTGCCCCAAATGCGGGGGATTCTCATGGCTGAAAGAAGAAGCCGATACAGTAATTCAGATGTGCGTTTGTGGTCTGAATAAATTTGTATACCTTAAATCAGGGAATCAAACTTTCACAAGGGTTCCAGTAAAAGCGAGTACAGTTGTCCTCCCCGCAAGGGGAAGCCAGTTGTCTCAAGTTCTAGGCTGCTTGATTATCTTGGGGGAATTAACCTCTCAGCAGATAGCAGTTCAACTCAGTATCACGGTAGACAAAGCCACAACAAATTTGTCTGTCCTTCGTTCACGGGGGTTGATACATACCCTTGAAGATCGAAAGGGAAGACTAGGAGGTTCGTTATGGGAAGTCTATGCAGTGGTCACAAAGAAATGGTATCGAGGAAAATAAAATGGCACTTGTATTAGGAATGAATCTTGAAAAAGATAATGAGATTTGGTTGGATAATCTGAAGATTACTCTTGACCGAATCATGAACCCCAATGAAACAGCTATCACAGTTCACGGGAAATACATGACAGAAAAGAAAGTGATCAACACCAAAGGAATGACCCATGTGACTACCTCCCCTGTTGTGGGGATGATGTTGGGAACTGATACAAATGTTGATGGGTTCTGTCGGGTACTGGTTGAAGCTCCCCGAAAGGTTAAGGTAGATCGTGGGGCAAAGAGAAAAGGCTAATGCTTTATAAATTCAGCCAAGGAGCCAAAGAAGATTTGTTGGCTTTGCAAAGTGAATATTCGTTTGCGGATATCATAGGCTTTTTGAAAACTGGTGTGAGTGTTAAAGGACAAATCAAACACAACCATCTGCTGATTAAAGCCAAGGGTGGAACTGTCATGGCTGTGACATTTGACCACCTACCAAAACCCGCAAGGTACTACAATTTCAAATGTGTAGTTTGTTGGGACTCTCACAAAATTCAGGTGGGTGACCAATGTAATTTTTGCGGGGGGGAAGGATGCTCTGAATGTCAGAGCGGATTAATTTTTAAAACCATAGCCTGTCCAAACTGCACAGGCAAACAGACACTAGGGGATAGTGATGAATGGATCAATAGAAGTAAAATTGAACGGGCGCAAAGTCACGGTAATGGGAGGCCCATACCGAGACAGACCCAAAGGAATCAGAGGCGTAAAACTAGCCAAAGAAATTAATGCTGCTGCGGATGTCGTTCTTGATATTCCTGACTTCGGTGTTCCTCGCATGGATGCCTTGAATGACCCCCTGTACAAAGCTCTTCGGATTCTAGAAGAAGACGGAGTGATCTATGTGGGCTGCATGGGGGGCATTGGCAGGACAGGAATGTTCATGGCTCTGCTGATCAAGTGTCTTGGTTCATTGGCTTACCACAGAGCACGAGCGTCCTTGTGGGGTAGGATCAAGATGAAGTTCGGGAACTACCCTGCCAATCTGGACATTGCTAAGCAGTGCGCCTATCCGATTGAGTATGTGCGGGAGCATTACCTTGGACATGCCATTGAAACAGAATCACAGGAACAGCTTATTGCTGACTTCAGTGCTGACGATTTGATCAAGGTGCGGGGCATTCGCCGGGCTATCCTGAAGAGTCTTGAAGATTGATTGATCTTAGTATCAAAAATAAGTTGAAAATAGTTCAACATTTATTTGTCAATGTGCTATGCTTGTAGGACTTAAACAAAACACGAGCAGAAACATGAACGTACAAGACATTGAAAAGAACTACATTGCGAAAGGTGATTACATCGATGATGATGGTGAGTTTCGCATGATCAAGGATTTCGAAATTTACTCTGACACTCAAGCCACGGTTTGTTTGACTGATGGTGGAGTGATGAGCATCCAAGAAATTAAGTCAGACATGATTTTTCTTGAATCAGAAATTTATTAAACGAACACAACTAGGAGGTTGCAGAAGTGAATCTTAAAGACTTAAAAAAATCCATGTTGTTCAAAGCCTGTGCTTATGACAGGGAGCCAATCAACATGGAGAAATTCATTGAGGTAAATAATGCTTCAATGATTTGTCCTGAGTCTGACCTGATCCGATTTTATTTGGGTGCTCATATTCTGGGTGCTGTAGAAAATAAATTTGGAATTGAAGCGGAGCTTTCTGAAGCTGTTGCGGGGTTGGTTGAATATCATCATAGTGCAATGGAAGAAGTATTTTTTCGAATCTTCACTTACATCATGCTTATCTCAATGGGCGAATCCAGACACGGACACAACAGTTCAAAACTGGAATTAATTTCTCAGAAGTTTGGTTTGGATGTTACGAACTACGCAACCATAATCACCAAGAGTTCAGGCAGGAGCGGAGCACGAAAAGAATTTTTACAATCTGATCGTGACGTTCTGAACTTCATGGAATATTGTGACTGGATGTTTATTGATTGTTTCTCCGGTGGTTCCTACGGTGGGCCGAAATGGAAAGTCATCAGCAACAAAGCAACCCAAGTTTTGAACGGGGAAATTTCTCCCTTCACGATGGTTGATGTTGCGTGGGCTTTGGTTCACAACACTGGAAGCATCTTCAACAAGAACACAATTTATAGTTCGGAATATTCTACTGACGGTCTGACTCAGTTGCTTGACATGCAAAGGGGTGGAGCAATTCCTTCACTGATCAAACATTTTGATTTGTATAACGTGGCTTCAGGTTGGAACGTGAACAAAAAATTCCTGACTGAATTTGAGGCTTTCGTTGATAAAGCTTCTGAGACTCTGGGTGAAGACCTTGCTGCTTTCGTTCCTCTCTATGAGGTTGCCGAAGCAGGAGCCTTGAGCCACACAATCAAGAGCCAATTGTTGAGCAGTTCGGAAAATGCTGAAGCTACTCCCTTGGATGGTGGACTGTCTTTCAACGGGGAGATTTTTGATCTAGGTGTTGTCTCTATTCCCAAGATGAAAAGAGGGGTAGCGTAAAATGTCAAAGTCAAAAATTGTAGACATGTGGGGTGGTGGAACCGGAAGCAAGAAAGGGTCTTGTTGGGAGAGTCACCCTGTTTATGAAATCAATGGGATGCCTATAGTCGGGGGAAGTTGCACAAGCAACTATCCTGATGTGGATGTGTTCATTGCTCTGGATGGTGGTGCTCGAAAAGGAAAACGATCTTACCCGTGGAACAAAGGGGTGGATATTTATTTTAAGATCGTGGACATGCAGGTTCCCGATGACATCAAAGAATTCAAAAAGCTTCTGTCCTACACTGCCAAGCAGATGAAGGCAGGGAAGAGCATCTATGTGGGTTGTATCGGTGGACACGGAAGGACAGGTTTATTCCTTGCTGCCCTGACAACCTTCATGACAGGTGACAAGGATTCGATCAAGACAGTCAGAGCGGAGTATTGTCACAAGGCTGTTGAGTCTTCGGTTCAAATGGTTTGGTTGAACAAGTATTTTGACATCACCAAAGTTGAACCTTCGAAGAAAGTCATCAGCAACTATTCGAAGAAGAAAGGCAAAAAGGATTCTACTATTTTGCCGTGGGGAAACCCCCAACAGGATGCATGGGTGGAAGGCAAGGTGACGGAGCAACCCCCCACCAATTACATGCACACAAACGGAAGCAAAATAGTCATCAATAACGATTGAAAATAAATCGAAAATAGTTCAACATTTATTTGTCAAGGTGCTATACTTCACTTACTTAAACAGAAACACGGAAACAAAATGAACCACTTCTTCAACGAAAGCCACAACCCCACAGCCAAGGAAATTGCTGTGATGCTTCAGATAGCGAAAGCTGAACGCATTCAAAGACGCATGGAGCAACTTGCTGTTGCTGCTGATTGGCCTGAAGCGAAACGTGGAACCCACACTTACAAGCCTAACGGTCAATTGTAAATGTCAGAATCACTTCACATTCAGAAGCCAGAGAAATCCCCTTTGCCAATATCGGTGAAGGGTGCTTTGGCTCAACACAAACCCAAGCTGCTGAGCATCACTGCGATGATCAAAATCTTTGGCAAGGGGATTGCTGTTGAAATGCAAGAACATGGAATGGAACTTTCTGTGTGTAACCATCAGGCAATTTTTGTTTCTGATCAGACTCACTCCAAGATTGATCTGAGTGATGACCTGACTGATGAGGCAAAAGTTCAAATGATTAAAGATGCTGTGAACTATCTGAATCCTTCAGTACCCACAGCCAAGAAACTTCCTGCTTCGAAAACGAAGGGGAAGAAAGTTGTTAAGCCCAAAATCTTAGGAGTTGATATGGCACATGACGAAATAGCAGCAGAAGTCGGGAACGGTGGAATCACTTCCCTTCCGAAAGCAAAAACATTTTATGATCCGGTAACCAGTTCATCAGCAGGTTCACGCTATGTTTATTTAGCGAAGCTGAAAGATGGAAAAGCAAAGCTTGCAATTCGCTTCAAAGGAACAGCAGTCTCAGTCAGGATCGAACCTTTCAACGATGAGCTTCAGTTGATTGCTGACGTTCTTGGATTGAACAACAATGGAACTTATGCATCTGGACATTTTCAGGCTGCTGATACCACGTTGGTTCGATACATGAATTTGGTTGCGGGAACCCTTCAAGACAAATGGGATGTTGCCAAGTTCAACGAAAAGAAAATTCGTGAGGTTGGTGCGTGAAGAAATCCACACAAAAAAAGAAAGCCCCTCTGACATTTTACGGGGGGGATTTTCTTGTGGGTTCCAAGTTGGGATTGATCGTGACTGATCGAACAACCAAATCAATTACCCTGTCCTATGGTGGGGTAAGTTTGGGGAAACATTTCGGGAAGGTAACCAATGAACATCAGCCAAGCTAATTTGTATGAAGTGCTTGATGCCTTTGCGGTGAGTGCAACGGTGGGAGTGAAGAACACGGGGAAGGTGGTGTTTGCTATCAACTCAGAAATGCACATTGACAATGGATATGTGGATGTCTCCCTTCGGGTTCAGGGGTTGCACATAAGAGAAACCACAAACTCACTTTATGCGATAATGAGAATCGGGGATTTGGGGATAATTGGAATTGCAAAATCTGCTGAGTTCAAATCAGTTTGTCTCTTTGATTTTTCTCATCCGGTTGCTGATGCCTATTACATGACCCTTGATTGGAATGCCTTGCTTCAGCATTTGTCTGAAGATAAATGGCACAGTGAATTTGTAGTGGAGTATATTGAATGCTAAAGATTTGGAGCAAGGCATACCACCCAGATAAAATAAAAGAACTGGACGTTCTTCGGGGTGAAGGAATTCGAATATCCTACCCAACAGGCTCAGCAATTCCGTCACTGAAAGAAGGTGACGTTCTGCTGTCTATGGGTGGGGAAAATCTGAAGACGATTCAGGAAGCGGGATTTTTTCACAAGGGGAGAACGATCACTTCCATGAGGGAAAAAGCTCATCCCCTTGGTGATGGAATCTGCTTCGTGACTTTTGATATTAGTATCAAAGATTTTGATTACACCCAATTTGTAAAATTTCAAACTGACCTTTCTTTGGTTCGGAGATATCTGGACACGGGAAGTCTGGAACCGCAAGTTGGGGATTATAAATGGGTGGAAGATTACAGTTATCTTCCTGAAATTATAAATCTGAAATACAACGAAACAGGCAAGCGTGTTCGTGTCGCTCTCGATCTGGAAACGGTTGGACTTGATCCGTGGGATAGCTCCAAATTTATTGTCAGTATTTCATTTTCAATTGTGGAGGGGATGTCAGAACTGATTCGATTTCAGGGAGTGGATGACCAACCAAAAAGAAACTCAGATTTGTGGGATCAAATAAATTGGTTGATGAACGATGACAGGATTTCTCTTGTCGGGGCAAACCTGAAATATGATTTGATTTGGATTCGTCGGAAGTGGGGGATGCTTTGCACGAACTTCAAAATGGATACAACTTTGGTGGGGTCACTGCTTGACGAAAATCGAAGCAACTCCCTCAACACTCATGCAAAAATTTACTGCCCTTCTCTGGGTGGTTACGATGACACGTTTAATCAGACGGTTGATAAAAGTCGGATGGACTTGGTTTCGAATGAAGACCTTCTGACCTATGCGGGGGGAGACACTGACGCAACTCTTCGGGTAGCAAACCAGATGGTCAAGAAACTTTCTGAGTCAGGATCACAAACCCGATTTTATACCAACCTTCTTCACCCTGCTTCCCGTGCATTTGAGGACATGGAATTTAATGGGATTCTCGTGGACGTTGAGCACTACCAAAATTTGCAGGTAGAACTATTCAGCGAAATGAAAAGGCTTGATCAGGAAGCACGGGATTTGATTCCAAATGCAATCCTCTATAAATACGATGGGGAGTTTAGTCTGACCAAATCCAAAATCATTTCAGACTTTATGTTTAACCATCCCAAGGGATTGAAGCTTGCTCCCCTGATGCTCACGGAAAAAACCAAAGTGGCATCAACTGCAATCGATCATCTGAAGATGTTTGAAAGTGTTCCTGATGCAGTGGAGTTCGTGAAGATTTTCAAGGAGTGGAATTCAGCGAAGAAAACGGAGAGCACTTATGTCACGGGATTTCTGAAACACTTGCGGGAGGATGGGAGGCTTCACCCAACAGCAATTTTATACCGTGGGGATTATGGTGGGGCAGGGGGAGAAGATGGAGGAACGGTGACAGGGAGAACATCATTCAAAGACCCGGCATTTCAGACAGAACCGAAACACACAATTTGGGCTAAGAAATTGAGACAGGGTTTCCCTGCTCCTGAAGGTTACGTGATTGTGAATTGGGATTACTCTCAGGGTGAGCTTCGGGTGATTGCGTGTGTGGCTAATGAACCCACAATGATTCAAGCCTACCTTGATGGGATTGACATGCATCTGAAAACCGGAGCGGAGTTGAACGGGTACACCCTAGCGGAAGCCCTGACCATGAAGGAGGCAGGGGATGAGAAAATAAAAACAATAAGGCAGGGGGGCAAGGCAGGAAACTTCGGATTGATTTACGGGATTAGCCCTGAAGGTTTTGTGGAGTATGCGCGGAACACTTACGGGGTGGAAGTTTCTTTGGAAGAAGCCATTGCTCAGCAAGAACAATTTTTTGGACTCTATCCAGAGCTTTCCCGATACCACAAAGAATATAAAGAATACGCTCATGAGTACGGGCTTGTTCAATCTCCGTTGGGTAGGGTTCGTCATTTGCCTTTGATCAATTCAAATAACTTCGGGAAGATGCTGCAATCTGAAAGACAGGCAATCAACTCCCCGATTCAATCAACCCTGTCAGACCTCTCTCAGTTGTCCCTAGCGATCTTTAAGCAAAGGCATGGCAACCCTGAGACCTGTAGATTCTTTGCGATGACACACGATAGCCTGACTGCCTACGTGCGTGAAGACAAGGTGAATGTGTGGGGGCCAGAAGTATCAAACATCATGGAGACCTTACCCCTGAAGAGAATGTTTGGTTGGGTTCCTCAATTGCCGTTCCTGACTGATCGAGAGATTGGGCCGACATTCGGAGACCTTGTTGAAATGTGAATTAGATCACAAAGAAAAGTCAGCAATTATTTGTCAATGATGTATACTTTAAGGACTTAAACAGAAACACGGAAAATCAAATGGCTTATGTATCACAACAACGTAAACAAGAACTGGCTCCCCAAATCAAAGCTGTACTGAAGAAGTACAACATGAAGGGAACCATTGCGGTTCGTCATCACAGCACTTTAGTAGTCAACATCAAATCTGGTGATCTGGATGTTATCGGTAACTGGATGGAGAATGACACTCCGGTAGTTCAAAACTACAAAGAGAGTGACACTGCTCCTGACCATCTTGATGTAAACACTTACCACATTGGTAGCGGTTACACTGGTGAAGTTGAAAACTTCCTGACTGAACTGAAGGATGCAATGAACGGTGAAGGTTCTGACGGTGAACAGAATTTTGACAAGTCTGACATCATGACTGATTACTTTCACGTTGGTTGGTACATCGACATCAACATAGGTCAGTGGAACAAGCCTTACGTTTTCACTGGTGAGAAAGCTGACCCCACTCAAATCACTAAGCAAGATTTGATCGACATGAATGAGGGTTTTGTTAATCCTCCCAAGATGATCAGAATCGTTCGTGATGAATGGGCTGAGTCTGCTGCAAAATTTATCTAACCAACTAGCCCCTTCGGGGGCTTCACTCATCGACTAGGAAAAACTGATGAAAAAAACTTTTGAAGATAGCGACAAAGCAACCCAACTCTTTGAGCATTGTGGTATGCGGGTTGTTCTGGAAGTCCACAAGCTGACAGGTGGTTGGTATGCTTCGGGTCAGATCACTCCGATGGTGGGCTATGATGAATCTCCCGTTGGGATTGAAATCAAGTGGTCTATCGTCAAGCCTCGTTCTTGGGGATTCAGTAATCGTGCGGAAGCTTCGAAAGCCCGTACCCAGATCAAGAAGGAAATTGCTGCCCGTATTGAAGCGGGAGATTTCGAAGGCAATTTTATTAAGTACGTTTAAATAAATCATCGACTAGGAGAAACTGATGAACACAAATCTTAAAACTTATCTAGAACGGAAAAACCTTTGGCGCAATCATACGGGTGAGCCTGATCTGACAACGGACAACCTGACTCCCAAAGATTTTGAGTCACTGTTTGATTCAATTGAAAATGATCTGTCTCCTGAGAACCTTCATTGTGACGGTGAGATTTCCAGAGCCGAAGCACAGAAGAAATATAAATTCCTGATGAGTGTGCAGAAGGAACTTGAAACCCTGTATTACGCCTATCACCCTGAATGAAAATAAATTGAAAATAGTTCAACATTTATTTGTCAAGCTGCTATACTTTAGATACTTAAACAAACACGAGAAAGAAAATGCATACAGAAACAATCCTTAGATACCGAGTAGTCATCCTCTCTGACCGTGGGCCTGAAGTACGTGCTGCCCTGATCGAGCGAGGAATTGACCCCGATCAAAACTGGAAACTCGTTTGGTCTTTCAATGAAGAAGCTGACGCGATTGCCCAAATGGAACGCGAAATTGAAGAAGGCAAAGAGTACGGTCTTGATAAATACGACACTTACAAAATCATTGACAACGGTGCAACTGAGCATCGTCAAGTTCAAGATTGGTTTTAATCCACGGGGGGGCAACCCCCCATTTTTGATCTTAGTATCAAACATCGACATAGGAAAGAATGATGGAAATGACACAGAAACAATCTTTAGTGGTTCAACTGGAATCACTTCTTCACACTCACGATTTCAAAAAAGCGGGTGACGCTGCTTACAGTCTCGTGAGCCAGTACATCAAGAAAGGTCAACATGACGGTTCACTGACTCAACCTCAGTGGAACTTTGTGGCTAGTCTGGTTCAACAGGCTACTGCCCCTGCTCCGAAACTGGACACGGAATCGGTTGGAGATTTTGCGGGAGTGATCGAACTTTTCAAATCTGCGAATCTGAAATACCCGAAGATCACAATCGGTAGTATCGGGCCTGTCGTTCAATTGTCTATGGCGGGAGCCAAGGCTAAGAAGCCGGGTACTATTAACGTCACTGACGGAAAGCCCTACGGACAAAACATCTGGTATGGTCGGGTCAATGCTGACGGTACTTGGGAAAAGTCGTTTAAGGCAACTGATGAAATCGGTGAAATCTTAAAGGGACTTTCTGAAGACCCTGCGGGATTTGCTTCAGCGCATGGTGACAAGCACGGTTCATGTTGCTTCTGTAACAAGACTTTGACCCATCCCAATTCGGTGACTGCGGGATTCGGGCCTGTCTGTGCAGACAATTGGGGATTGAAATCACAGTGGAAAGCTGCTGTAAAATAGATCATCACCCATCTGGAATAATCGGTTAGGAAGTTATACACTGCTCCCTGACCGTTTTTTTATTCTGGGTGGGATATGGCTGAGACCAAATTAAAGACAGCAGCAACACGGACACGAGCCAAGCCGAAACCGAAACCTGTTGCTGCCCAATCCAAGCTAGACCTCAATGCAACCGCTATCATAAAAGCGGAAGCCCAAATTACTTCGAATGCTCTTGAGGTTGAGGATTCGTTTATTCAGCACTATGACAACTCAGTGATTCAACCTGAGATTTCCCCCGAAACTTACTATGCTTTAGTCGAGCAGAACAATGCATTGAATCAATGTATCTCTGCAATGGAAGTCAATATTGATGGAACGGGATATGACATTGTTCGATTCGATGGGGAGGAAATTGCTGAATCTGATAAAGCTGCGGTCACTACCATCAACCAGTTTTTTGCTGAAGTCATGCCTCAGATGTCCTTCACTACCCTTCGGAGATTTCTGCGGAGACAATGTGAAATCGCGGGATATGGCTGTGTTGAAGTCATCCGAAATCCCAAAGAGGAAGTTGTATTTCTCAGACCTCTGGTATCGAAGACCATCCGATTGATGAAACTGGATGAGGCTGTTCCCACAACCAAGAGTCTGATTCGTGGGGGAGTCGAAATGAAAATCACTGCCCTCACTCGTGAACGTCGATTTGTTCAGATCGTCAATGAGAAGAAAGTTTATTTCAAGGAGTATGGTGCTTCTCGTGATCTGTCCAAGTCTCGTGGGGTCTGGTCACCCAAAGGAGAACGGTTGCCTTCACAAGAGAGAGCAACTGAAGTCATTTACACCACAATTCACAATGCCACGAATTCTCCCTATGGTGTTCCCCGTTGGCTGAATCAACTGCCTTCGGTTATCGGTTCCAGATCAGCAGAAGAATTGAACCTTGAGTTCTTTGAAGCGGGTGGTATTCCCCCGTTGATGGTTTTCATTTCCGGTGGGGCAATGGCTGAGACAGCACGGAAACAACTGGAAGGTTTGCTTGCAGGTAAAGCCCGAAACAAGCTGAAGGGAATCGTTGCCGATATCCAAAGCACATCAGGCACAATTGACAAGGGGGGTGGTGTCAAAGTTGATGTGGAATCCTTCGGGTCAGACAGACAAGATGATTCCATGTTTGAGAATTATGATGAGCGGTGTGAGAAGCGGGTTCGCTGCTCCTTCCGTTTGCCTCCCCTGTTCGTGGGTAAGGCTGATGATTACTCTTATGCATCTGTGTTCGCCTCCTATACTCTGGCTGAAGCTCAAGTGTTTGCTCCTGAACGAACTGAGTTTGATGAGGTTTTTAATCTCACGATCATGAAGGAAATGACCAAGGGTGAATATAAAATTAAATCCAAGCCTCTCCGTGTGGCTGATGCTGAAACCAATCTGAAGTCCCTTGAGCTTGCCATGAACGGGGCAGCAATTCCGAAGAAGACCTTGATTGAGAACCTGAACAAAATCGGTAGCATCAATCTGAAGCAGTTGGAAGAGGGTGAAGATGAGATTGCTGAGCGGTTCAGTGGTTCCAGTTCTGCGGATCAGGTACGGAATCCCAACCCTGAAGCTTTCGGGGCTGAAGCGGGAACCAATGCAGCAGCGGGGGTTGATGGAACTACAACAACTGAGGAAACCAAAGGTCAGTATCGAGTCACCAAAGCTGACTTGTCATATCTGGGACATATTGCAGACAGGCAAGTTTTGAATCTGACTACGGAACTGGAACCGGAAGCGGTTGAGGAACTGACTCAGACCATGAAACGCTTGAACCCGTTTGAGTCCAACATGGTGACCATGCTTGTCACGAATAAAGTTTATGCTTCGATGGACAATGATTCTGAGGGCATGAATGAACTGTGTCATTCTGTTTCTGAGATAGACTGAGTTTCGGATTATGGCTGTTAAGGTTGAAGCCTACCTTGATCTTGAGCTTTCACTTCAGAGGCTCTTCGAACCCCGATGGAGGAAAATCCAAAATCGGGTTGTCCCTCAGATTGCCAAGGCTATTGAAGCCCACGATCTTGAGAAGGTTTTGCAGATCGTGGACACAATCAATACTTCCTCCCTGTATCAAGGGCAAACCAAATCCATCAACACCCTGCTGAAGACTGGCTTGGTTTTTGGTGGATCATTGATTAATGGGAATACGGTTGATCTGGAAGTTGTCTCTGATGAAGATGCTCTTGACTTGGTTCCTATTGCTACCAACCAATTGAAAATCCAATTGGATCAGGCAATTATCACAGTCAGGAAAAGGTTTCTGCAACTGGCTACCAAGCTTGAAGAACGGATTACATGGGAAGAAAACTTTGATGCTGAAGCTGAGCTTCATAAAACTGCTGATGGGACTGTTGCTGTTGAGAAGGTCAATCGAATCAATCTCTCTACTGCTCTGAATCGTGGGGCAGGGAATATCGGTGGGGGGATGATCAATGTTGCTTCATCTTTGCAAATGTCACGGATGTCCCAATTTGGATTTCTGTCGGAAGCTTCTGCCCGTGGAATAACCACATACACAGTGAATGAGCAATTGGATTCTAGGATTTGTCCTGTGTGCAGGAGAATGCACGGGAAGAGATTTGAAGTCCCTTCTGCTCTGGCAAAACTGGATACCCAAATTCGAATCACTGACCCAAGTGATTTAAAACTGTTGGCTCCCTTCCCCAAGCAAAACAAAGAAGCCCTGAAGGAATTGGATTCCATGAGTTCAGAACAACTCAGGGCAAAGGGATTTGATACCCCTCCCTATCATCCTCACTGTAGGGGGTTGCTCAAGGTAGCGAAGAAGCAAGTTGCTCAGCAACCGGGGAACCTGAGAAGGCTGAACCCGAATGCCCCTGAACAACCGTTTACATCTGCATCTGATTATTATCTTGCGGGTGATACTGCTGTGACTGAAGCGGGTGTGATTGATGCTCTGGCTGTTGAAGAGCAAGCTGCAATCAGGGGCTTTGAGGATTTGTTGAAAGGAATCAAGCCCACAACTGACAGGTTCAGGAGTGCGGAAGGGGTGTGGAGTGCGGAACGGAAACTTCTTCACAAGGATATCATCAAGAAAGTCATCCTTGGATTCAAGGAAGAAACCGGAGCACTGACCAGAAGCAATATCCTGAAGAACGGAAAGCACCGGGCTGTTGTTCCCGCCAACGAAACCCCAACCTATACGGTTCTAGGGGGTCGGGGTGGTTCCGGTAAATCTTGGTTGACGAAAAAGGATGGGCCTGTTGATGGAAGGAAGATGTTGGTTCTGGATAGTGATGCAATCAAAGGGCTGCTCCCAGAATACAAGGGGTGGAATGCTTTTGAGGTTCATGCAGAATCCTCCCACCTATTTGAAGAAATCACGAAGGTAGCAAAACGATTGAACATGAACATTGTCCATGATATGACTTTGAAAAGTGCCAAGTCTGCAAAGCAGAGAGTGGGTCAATTTTCTGCAAGTAGCCTGAAGAACCCCAATGGCTACAACATCGAAGGATATTACATGTACCTTCCACGGCACGAGGCTGCAACAAGAGCGGTGTCACGGGCATTGGGTGAGACTCAGAGGTATGTTCCCCTTGATATCATCCTGTCCAACACAGAGAATGAAGCGGTCTTTGATGCCCTCAGACCCTTGTTCAGTCGGTGGGGTATGTGGGATAACTTTGTTCCCAAGGGAACCCCACCCAAGGTTGTAGGTACTAGCTTCTAATGGCTAAAGTCAGAAACATAGATGGTGATGCATTCCTTGTAGATGCCAACGGTGATTTCATCGATTCTGATTTGATGGAGAACGATCCTCTCCCACGATCTGAAGTCCATGCAGAGAATGAGTCTTTAGGAACTGCGGAAGAACTGATTGCAGAGCTATTCCCTGAAGTCGATCTTGAGGCAGATGAATTCATATTTTAGGTTTGACCTTAGTATCAAAAAAAACTTGTGAATGTCGTTAGGTAGTTTTAATCTTAGGAATATTGAAAGCCCCCTTTGCCTATTAATGCGCGAAAGCCACATGAAAAAATGACAGTACAGATCAAAAAGGTTGATGAGGAACTTCAGATTGTCTATGCGGAAGTCTATGTTCCCAATGTCCCTGATTCTGACAATGACTTTATGAGCATTGAAACTGTCCGTGAAATGGCTCATGGTTTTTTAGCTGAAGGAAGGGTGACAAAAGTTGATGTTGAGCACAGCAAGGATGATATTCAAGCTGCTGTGGTTGAGAGTTTTGTAGCTCGTAAAGGTGACCCCGATTTTATTGAAGATGCGTGGGTTACAGGGATCAAGGTTTATGATTCTGAAATTTGGGAGCTTATCAAGAGTGGAGAAATCAATGGTTTCTCATTGGATGGTATAGGACAAGGTGCTGATACTGAACTGGTAATTGAAATTCCAGAGTTTGTAATTGGTGAGACTGACAAAGAGGAAGGTCATATTCATATCTTCAAAGTTTTCTTCGATGATGAAGGGAATTTTATGGGAGGTAAGACGATTGACGAAGACTCCGATCACGTTCATCTGATCAAGCGAGGTACATTAACCGAAGATGCCGATGACCATGCCCATCGTTTTAGCTTTGTAGAGGTTTATCAAAATGTCGCGTAAGAAAGTGACAATCCAAGCACGGGAATTATCCGAAATGGATGTAAACAGAATCTCTCTGGTGAAGCGTGGTGCGAATCGTGTTCCTTTTCGTATTATAAAATCTGATGGAGAATCCACCATGTTAGACATTTCAAAAATCTTCTTTGCAAAAAAAGAAGCCCCTGTTGCCCCTGCTGTTATCGCGATTGCCCTTGCCAAAGGCGCGGATATCGAAGCCTATACCAAGGCTCTGACCGATGCAGGATTTGAAATTGACCACGTTGCTGAAAGTGACGATGGTTCCACCCTCATGCTGAAGGCCGATGACCTTCCCGAAGATATCACGGCATTCAAAATTTCGGAAGACTGTGCTCTTGTTATCGAGGGCATTCAAAAGGGTCTGATGACTTGGCCCGATTCAAACTCCTTCGTGGAGAACATCACCAAAGCGGGATTTGCTCCGTCCTACCGGATCGCAAATGACATCCTGACTGAGACCGTGAGTAATATCATGTTCTCTGAAGGTGATGCCGATGAAACCAAAACTGCTATCAGCAAAGCTCTGACCGATTTTCAGGGTTATGTTGAAGCTGTCCTGTCTACTGTTCCTGTTCAGGCATTCAAAGCGGAAGCTGCGATTGTCGAAGTTGAAAAGGGAATGCTCAACGAGCAGGACACTGCTGATTCCTTGAAAGCCAAGGCGAAGAAAGCCAAGGCTGCAAAATCCAAGGACAAAAAGGAAACCAAGGAAACGAAAGGTGAAGGTGATGAAGATGAAACTGAATCTTCTGAGTCTGATGAATCCTCTGAGTCTGAGGGTGCTGAAGGTGATGCATCCACGGGTGATGATGTGGTAGCTGAGAAAGACAGCACAAGCGAAAGTGCTGAAGGTGATGCCGAAGATAAGACCGATTCGAATGCTGAGTTGATCAAAACTTTGTCGGGCCTGACTGAAGCGGTAGGGGCAATCAAAACCTCTGTCGATCAGGTCGAAGAAAAACTTTCAGGTCGTATTGATGACCTGCAAGCCCAAGTGAAAAAGACTGATGAAGCTTTGGCGGGAACTGTCCATTCTGAAGACTCCGAAGATGATTCTTCGAATCCGAAGGAGAAGACAGACGCTCAAAAAACAGAAGGTGTTTCTTGGGATAGCGTCTTGGACTTCGGTGAAGGTGTCGAGTTGTCTTAGTCTTTAATTTGTAACCCTGTAACTTTTGTAATTGGAGTAATATAGATATGTCATCTAACAGTAAAATTATCCAGAAAGCGGATTTTACTTTGGCAGACCTTGCTTCGGGTGGTCTTCTGAATCCTGAACAAGCTGCTACGTTCATCCGCAAACTCAAAACCTCACCTACCATCCTTAACCAGATGCGTACTGTGGTGATGAGTTCTCCCCAACGTAACATCAACAAGATTGGTTTTGCAGATCGAATCCTGATGCCAGCAATTTCCGGTGTCGCTCTGGATGAAGATACTTCACCCACCAATCGTCGGTCAAAGCCGACTACCGAGCAAGTTGTTCTGACCACGAAAGAGGTCATTGCAGAAGTCCGGTTGCCTTACGATGTTATCGAGGACAACATTGAGCGTGGTAACATCAATGCCGATAACCCAAATGGGCCTTCCACCAATCCGGTTTCAGGTGGGTTCAAGGACACCATCATGGCACTGATTGCGGAACGTGCAGCAATCGATCTGGAAGAGCTTGCGATTCTGGGTGACACTGGTTCAGGTGATGACTATCTGAAGCTGCTTGACGGATTCCTTGTCGATGCCACTTCGAACATTGTGGATCAGGGTGGTTCTGTCATTGATCGTGCATTGTTCAAGGGTGGTATTCAAACCCTGCCCGATCAGTACAAGAAGCAGTTGGCTTCACTGAAGAGCTTCATCAGCATGGACAACTACACCGAGTATCAGGACACTCGTGCGAACCGTGAAACCAACGGTGGTGATGCTGCCAACGATCAACTCACTCCTACTCTGTGGGCCTTGGGTACGAAGGTGGAAGGTGCTGCGGTTATGCCTGCTGCCAACGGCTTGTTCTGTAACCCTCAGAATATGATCTTCGGTATTCAACGTCAGATGTCCATTGAAGTTGACAAGATCATCACTCAGCGGGTCTTCGTGATCGTTCTCACAATGCGGATTGACTTCAAGTACGAAGAAGAAGAAGCAGTTGTGAAGTACATCAATATCGGCTAAATTAATCGGGGGGTGAAAGCCCCCCTTTTGATTGTTGTAAACTGGTATTTCGTTAAACCTATCGAGGATTTTTTATTATGCAAATCGGAAAGTGTCATGGTACTCGTCACACGGCTTCGGCTGCTGACGTTGCTGCGGGAAGTGTGAAATTCAATGCGGATTTCTCTGCCCCTCTTGGCGCGATTGTTGTTGTCCGTTCAGCAGCAGGAGCACTCAAAGCGTGGGATGGTGCAATTATTATCGGCACATCTGGGCGCGTAACCGTGGATAATTCGGGTGCGGTAGATTTTGCCGACACCGATACAATCGATATTATCTACTTCTAAACTTGTAGTATCTGAAGCGGAGTCCCTGTAATATCGGGACTCCCTTTTTAACATGAGACTGAGGAACAAGTTATGTATGTTCGATTAACTTTTGTAAAGCGGTTCAATAAAGACAAATTTTTGTATCACAGAGGCAGAATCTACAATGTGGATGAGCGTCTTGGGATGGAACTCTGTGGAACGATGGTCAACGATATGCCTGTGTTCGCTATGGTTGCCCCTGAAAAAATTGGGGAGACTCCGGTGATTAATCTTCTTCAGGAAGATGAACAACCTGAAGAAGTGGTGGTTCCCAAAACAGTCAAGGAAGATAAAGTGATTGAGAAAAAGCAGGTACGAAAAAAACCTGTTGCCAAGAAGACGGTAGCTGCTAAAGCTTCCAAAAAGAAAGCAACCTTGAAAACTAAGGCTGCTGTTAAACCCAAACCGGGTAACGAAGTCGAGATTTAATTTATGATCCCTGCCCTTGCATCAGTAGACGAATTAATAATTCGGATCAATGGGATTGATGGTGGGGATATCCGCAAGACTTTGTATGCCAATCTAGTCTCCGCAACCATACAACTCCAAGGGCTTGCTCGTGTGGGTAAGCTCGTTCAGGAAGTGGGCAAGATCGAAGAGTTTGAAATTGATCGTGACACTGCTGTTCGGGATCATGAACGGTGGTTGAAATTTCGTCTTAGTAATTCCTTTGTGGATCAAACCATCACCCCCGTTGAAGTCAAGTATGGGGTGAATCAGGATGATCTAGATTCCGCAAGCAACTCCCCTGTTGATCCCTCATTTGTCAAGATCAATGAAGAGCGTGGGACTGTCTGGTTTGATGTGTGGGGATTCAATGGTGACATCCAAAGTATCTCCCGAAGAATCCCACAAGGCTTCTATCAGTACATCTTTCGGATTACCTATGCCTATGGGCTTGCTGAGAAAGGCACGAAGGACGGAAAGGTTTTCACTGGTGTTCCTGACTGGCTGCAAGAATCCACATTGATCAAGGCGCGGGAGATATACCAACTCACCAACCCATCCGAGAACAACAAAGCAATTGACAACTCTGGGAATCTGTCCTATCTGCTTGACAGCAATATGCGTGTTGCTCCCCTGCATTTAGACCCTCTCCCAAGTCCGTAGATATGCCAACTGTTCGCGTCACTGCAACGGGGTTCCAAGAGATAGCTGCCAAGCTGAATGCCTTGAAGCTTGCAACCGATACGGAAGAGGCTTTGGATGTTGCAGGGGCTTACTTGCTCAACCAAATCAAAACCCGATTCCTACGACAAGAAGCAACTGATGGTTCTATCTGGCCTGAATCCAAAGGCTCGATCTTCCGCAAGAAAAAAGGGCGGGATGGGGGAACCCTGTTTGAATCGGGTAGGTTATTTGAAAGTATTACTCTGGGTAGGCAGGGGCCGGGTAGACGAATAATTTTCACTGATGTCCCTTATGCTGCCAAGCATCAATTCGGATTAGACGGAATGCCCGTGCGGGAGTTTCTGGGTATTAGTCCTGATGATGAGCTTGGGGTTCGGAACATTATTGAGGCACGGATAAAGGCTGCTGCTGCATGACCACAAAAGAAACAGATGTAATCACTGCCCTGAAGGAAGACATCGAAACTAATATTGATGCGGTTTCTGAACTCAAGGGAAATCATTTGTATGTCTACGATCCTGCTCAGTTGAGTCAGGCACAGCAACGGACAGCACTGCCCTTCGTTATCTTCCACTATTCAGGAATCCGAAGAGCAAACAAGTCTCATGACGTTTATTTTGACCTGTATCTGATTGCCAAATCTGCTTCACTTAATCAGATTCAGAACACCAGAGTTGTCCCTACTGCTACGGAAATCCTGCAAAAACTGAGAAAGGAAATGGCTTGCAACAGTACAGCAACACAAAGGAAGTGGGAACTTGATACGGAGCTTCCAGATTTCGGAGTTGATGACAAGCTGATTTACCGTCAACGGTGGGTCACTTCTTATCAAATAATTCGTTGAATGTCCTGTTAGGTAGTTGTAAGGTCGGGATTACTGTTTGAGGTTTTTATGTCTAGAAAACGAAAGCTTAAAGTAACAGACTCCGATGGTGGTGGAAGTTCAAGCGATGAATCCTCTGTGGAATCTGAGCAACGGACGTACACTATTGTAGTTGCGTCCCATACTCATGCGGGTGTGGCATACAAATCCGGTGACCCATTTTCTTCTGATAATCCTGCCACGATCAGGAAGCTGAAGAATCGGGGCATCATTTCTTAGAATATAGAGGTTTGATTAAATGACTAATTCATGTGTAACCAATCAATATTTCTCCGGTCAAGGCTCTGTATTGATCGCAACCAAAGACGCTGTTACGGGAGAGCACGAAGGTTTTGTTCCTGTCGGTAACGTGTCTGCTCTGACCATTGGTGTAGAGACAACCGTTTTCCAACACAAGGAATCGTGTTCAGGCACGAGGGGAATCGATAAGGAAATCACTCAGGAAGTTGTTGTGACCATTGCTATGACGATGGAGAGCATCAACGATGACAACCTTGCCCTTGCCCTGTACGGCACAACTGCTCCGGTAGTCGGTGGAAGTGGCTCTGATGAAGAGCATGTGATGTATTGGGATAAGTGGATTCCATTGGATCACATCAAGGTCAGTGCGGTGATTGTCGGTGACGATGCCGTTCCAACTGTCACCTATGTTGAGGGAACTGACTATGAACTGAACGCTGAAACAGGTTCAGTCAAGGCTCTGTCCACAGGTAACATCACTGATCTTCAGAATGTGTTCTTCGATTACACTTATGCGGGTTATGATCAGATCGAAGCAATCGTTTCTTCTGCTGCTCCTGAACGGTGGTTGCGTTTCGAAGGGCTGAACACTGCTGACAGTGACAACCCTGTTGTGATTGATGTCTACAAGGCTTCAATTCAACCGTTGGCTGAGCTTGCCCTGATCAATGAAGAGCTTGCTGAAATGGCTGTGGAAGCTTCTGCCCTCTCTGATCCTACCCGTGCAACGGGTAGCCAGTATTTCACCATCAGGCAGATCACTACCAACTAAGTTTGACCTTAGTATCAAATAATAACGGGAGGTTGAAATTCCTCCCCTTGATTTTTTCCATGAGACTGAGACTATGTTGAAAGATATTACGGTGCAAACCGTAGAAATAAAAGTGGCAGGGGGTCAATCCTTCACTGTCCAAGGTGTTACCCTGACAGGGATAGGGGGATTGTTGACTGACTATCGGGAACCTCTTGAAGCCCTGATGGAAAACAAATTAAACCTCCAAGAAATCGCAGATCATTACCCCGATTTCATGGCGAAGATCGTTGCTATCGCTGCAAACGAACCGGAGGAATGGGATAAGGTCAAGAACCTCCCCTTTCCAACTCAACTCCTAGCTTTCGAAAAATGTTGGGACTTGACGATACCGGATTATGATGCGCTAAAAAAGCTGATAGAAAGGATAAAAGGACTTATCCCGAAATCACAGGGACGCAAGGGGCGAAGTACAAAACTAAAAAGCAAGTAGAGGAAGAGCTTGCTGCGAAGAAGGATGCTGATGGGTGGGAGGTTTACATTGCTGACGTTGCTGAATTCCTCCTAGCCAACGGACACATCCAAGCCCTGAGTTATACGCTTAGACAAGCGGTGACTTTGCATCACATAGCACATAAGAGATTGAGACTAGAAGCGATAGAGGACATGACTCAGCTTCGTATTGCATACCATGCTGATGATAAACATTGGCGCAAGTCAATCAAGCAACTAGAGTGAACACATGGCTACCACTTTAACGATTATCCTTGAAGCCCAAAACCGGATATCAGGAGACCTTAAAAAAGTTTCTGGTGATGTAGGTAAGCTCAAACTTCAGCTTGACAAGCTCACTGCTACCACAGCAAAAACCGCTACGGGTTTCACTGCTCTTGCTGCTTCTATGAGGACTGCCAACACTGCGGGGAAGGGTCTTCAAACTACGCTCCTTGCCCTTGGTGGTATCACCCTCTTTGTGGGGGTAGTCAGAACCCTTGTTGAGTTTGAACAAAAAATGGCTGAAGTCAGGGCAGTCACGGGGGCAACGGGGGATACCTTTGATGCTCTGTCTGACAAAGCTCGTGAGCTTGGTGCTTCTACGGTCTTCAGTGCTTCGGAAGCTGCTGCGGGTCTTGCCTTCTTAGGTCGAGCGGGTTTCACTGCTGATCAAGCCCTTGGTGCTATTGAAGGCACATTGAATCTTGCTGCTGCGGGTGGCTAATGAAGCCAATCGGGTTGCTGATGTTCTGGCCCTGACTGCTAATAGTGCAAACACCAATGTTGAACAGTTGGGTGATGCCTTTAAATTTGTTGGGCCTGTTGCTGCTGCCTTCGGGGTTTCGATTGAAGATACTGCTGCTGCTCTGGGTACGTTAGGAAATGCAGGTTTGCAAGCATCCCTTGCGGGTACTGGACTGCGAAAAATTCTCAGCACATTAGGTACACCCACCAAGAAACTGAATGACCTCCTGAAAAAGTTGGGTCTGACTTTCAGTCAGGTAAATCCTGATACAAATAAATTCGCTGATGTTATGCAGTTGCTTGCTGATCGTGGCATTGGTGCAACGGATGCTCTGAATGTTTTCGGTCAACGGGGTGCTCCTGCGATATTGGCAGTCACTAGCCAGATTGGAAAGCTTCAGGAACTCACGGATGGGATGAAGGATGTTGCGGGTACTGCTGATACTACCGCAAAGATTTTGACTGATACTCTGGGTGGTTCACTGAAGGAACTCAGATCAGCATTTGAAGAATTGATTTTGAGCACGGGTGATGATGGTCTTGGTGAAAATCTCCGTGCAATTGTTCAGGGCTTTACCGGAGTCATCAGGGCATTGAATGGAACCCTTGACCCCCTGAATGAGAATGCGAAGCTCTATGAGCAGATTGCTGCGGGTGTTCGTGCATTGAAGTTCGTGCTCATTGCTCTGATAGCTGTGAGGACGCTGAGCTTCTTTGGTGGGATCATTGCCACGTTGGGAACCCTCACAACAACTTTCGCTACTGCTGCTGTAGGGGTCACAGGATTTGCTAGGGCTATGATTGGACTCAGGACTATTGTTCTGGGTGCTCTTGGGCCTGTCGGGTGGATTGTAGGCATTGGGTTAGCCCTGCTTGCATTCGCACAGGATGACGCTCCACAGGCTGTTGATGCTTTGAAGCTCGTGACACGGGAAGTCAATTCCCTACGCAAAGAATTTGAAGCTGCTTCGTTGGCTGCTGTTGATATTCGTATTGGGGATGCTGAACGTCGAAATGAGTTGATTGATGAAAATGTTCGGAGAATCAAAGAAGAAATAAAAGCCAATAAGGAATTGTTAAAGCAAGCGGGTCAGGGAACATTCGGGCAAGGGTTTGAAATAAAAGCCCGTGAAGATGAACTGAAGGAAGAACTCCGTGGGTTGCAGATAGTTAAAGATATCAATGTTGCTCAACTTGCTGAGCTTGCTGACATTCGGGTTGAAGCCGATAAGCGAAGGATTGCACAGGAAGAGCAGACCCTTGAAGCACTAAAGAAACTCCAACAACAGCAACTTCAGGCTGAGCTTGCTGCGGGTCGAGCGCAAATCAATCTCAATGAAGCTATTGCATTGGATGAATTGGAAACAGCCCAGAAGCTTGCTAAGGATATAGCTATTATCCGAAAGGGTGAGCTTGATAAATCTCTGGCTGAAAGGACTATTAGTATCGATGAGTATTATGATGGGCTTGAAGCTCTGGCTCTGGAAGCTCTGGATACTGACCTTGCCATTGAGAGACAGAAGCAAGCTGCTCTGACGGAGTTACAGAATCAGCAACGGGATGTTCTCCAAGAACGAACTGTAAAGAAAGTCGGGGATGAAGTTGAAGGGTCAGATGAACAAGCTGCTGTTGCGGGAAGATTCAAAGCGGAACAGGAAGCCCAAGAAATCAGATTTAAACAGGAGCAACTTGCTCTTGATCAGCAATTAACAATTCTTCAGGCAAAGCGTGATGGTGCGATTGCCAAGAATGAAGCTGCTCGTGCAAAGGCATCAGCTAAACAACTTGATGCGGATATCAAGGCATTTGATGATGAGTTTGATGCTAAAGAAGCAGCACAGAAGCAAGCGTTTGATGATGAGTTTGACGCTATCATTCTTCAGCGTGATCGTCTATCTGCTGCTGCGGAGAGGGACGTTGAATCAGGGGCAGCATCAAGCTTTGGTTTGGGGGCTGCTCTGGATGAAATAGATGAAGATGCTATTCAAAAATTGACTGACCTACAGGAGCGGGTGCAACTTTTCAGTGATACAACCACAGACCCTATTCTTCCTGAGAAGATTGCTGCTATCGGTGATGCAATTGTAGACATGTCTCTGAGGTCAAGTGAGAGTATTCGAGCGGTCATTACTCAGTTGGGTGAAGGTCTTGGTGATGCTTTGTTTGATATTCTGGAAGGAACCAAATCAGCCAAGGAAGCATTTTCAGATTTCGCTAGAAGCTTCCTGCGGTCAATTGCGAAAATGATTCTGCAACAGATTGCATTGAATGCGGTGAAAGCTGCGGGTAGAGCATTCGGGTTTGGCTTCTCCGGTGGTGGTGCGGTACATGCAAAAGGTGGTGGTTCTATCCAAGGCTTTGCTGAAGGTGGTTACATCACAGGCAAGGGAGGCCCAACCTCTGACACTATCAATGCTCGTTTGTCAGACGGTGAGTATGTGGTGAATGCTGCTGCTGTGAAAGGTTATGGTCTGAATTTCATGGAAGCAATCAACCGGATGAAAGTTGATAAACCTGCGGGACTTCCGAAGTTCGCAATCACTAGACCCCGCAAAGTTGCTTTTGCTGATGGTGGTGTTGTGGATTCCGGTGCTCAAACAAATGAATCCAAAGCTCCCGCTTCTTCTTTGCGGATCGTGAATGTAGTGGACACGGATCAGACTTCAGATTATTTATCGAGTGCTGACGGTGAAGCGATGATTGTTAATATAATTCGTCGGAATGGTTCAACGATCAAGTCAATAATTTAGTAAGGTAATTACAATGTTTAAAAATGGTGTAGCTGAAAGTCATAAAGATTTGCTGAACATAGTTCGGCAAGCTCTCAACGGGTATGGGGATATCACCCTTCCGGTGACCTACGTGGGAACAGGGGATGGGCTTTTGATCAAACCTGCTTCTCCCCCGCCCGGTGTTTCTGAAGTCTGGACAATGGTTTGTACTCTTGGGGGTGGTCATGGGGTAGCAACATTTTCCGTGACAGGCTCCGTGTCAGGTGCTCAAGCTGCTGCTACTGTTGGCACGTTCTACGATAACGGGTTGTTTGAGTTTGCTATCATTGACGGTGCTGCTGATTTTGTAATCTCAGATCAGTTTGATGTCACTGTTACTCAGAATGCATTGATCCCTTTGAATCAGGAATGGGCTGTGAATCGATTCCATTCCGGTGTAGAAACTGAGACTGGTAGCACACTGGATTTTCCGAATAATGCTATCAGTGGAAATGCTTCATCTGAGTGCGGCAAGGTAGCCGTTACTACAGGAACTTTACAACTCAATTTGGATGATGCTACTGACTTCGATTCCTATTATGTCAGGTCAAACAATGTTCTTGCTGAGCAGGATGATGCTCCCGCAGATTGGACGGTTGAGTATTCTGATGATGCTGTGAATTGGACTGTTGCTGATACTAGAGCTAGTCAGGTCTTTACACCATTCGAAGTGAAGACGTTTGCACTGACTGAAGACCGTCACCTTCATTGGAGGTTTGTTATTACTGATGTGAACGGTGGAGTGAATATTAACTTCGGTGAATTTAATATGCACAAGACTGGAACGGAAGCACACATTCTTGGACTGGAATATGAGGGGTGGATTCTGCAAGGACAGGGGCTTGCGGGTGCTGATGAGATTTATATTGGTGCAAAGATTTCCGAGAATATTCTGTCTCCGTATTTCAATTGGTATTTCAATTGGCGCATACAAGGGATGACTGCTTACGACAGTGGGCTGACGTTCTATGATCAGCCGGGAGTAAGTCCTCAATCCAGATTTGTTTTGAATGATGCCACGATGGAGTATTGGATATTTGCCACAGGTCGATATGTCCATCTGGTAACTAAGCAAACGACTGACTACACGGATTGTCACATGGGTTTGATCCTGCCTTACGGTGTACCAAGTGAGTACCCTTACCCGTTGGCA